CGTTGGTATCAACAACGCAAGTCCCCAATACGATTTAGACGTTACTGGCACAACAAGAACCCCTGGATTACAAGTAAGCGGAACAAGTACGTTTGGTACTGTGTTGATTAGTGGAAACACTATCAGTACAACTGCACCTACATTAATTTTAGGAACATCAGACAATGTTGTCTATAATAAGCGTTTAACAATTGACTCAATTGATATTACTAATAACGTTATTTCAACAAATGATTCTAATGCTAACATAGAATTTGTTCCAAACGGAACAGGCATTTTTGAGGTACAAGGTAATACAAATGTATACGGAAACATTACTGCAACAGGAAATATTACAGCAAATGGTAATATAACTATTGGTGATGCAGATACTGACAACGTAACATTTAATGCTGACATTGCAAGTAATATTATACCGGATACCACTAATACATATAATTTAGGTTCATCTTCAAAGAAATGGAATAACGCATATATTAATGATGTAGTTGGTACTACGGGTAATATTGGCGATATAAACATTACTACTAATACTATACAAACATCAGTATCAAACGCTAACTTAGAGTTACGCGGCAATGGCGCAGGAAGTGTTGTAGTTGATAATCTTAGTTTTAAAAACGGAATAATTACAAGCACAGGTGATCTTACACTTGCTCCTGCAAACGGAAACGTAACTATAACTGGAACAGGATCTTTAAAACTTCCAGTTGGAACAACAGCACAACGACCAACTGCTGCACCTGGTAAAGTTAGATATAACAGCGATACAAATAGTGTCGAGGGATATAACGGGTCTAACTGGATCGTACTTAATGGAGTACAAGACCTAGACGGTGACACAAAAATTACAGCAGAAGCTACTCCAGGAGCAAATGATAATACTATAAGATTTAATATTGCAGGTACTACTGTAGCAGATTTAACAAGCACACGATTTAATGCTCCTAAGGTAACTGTAGATCAAATTGATATTGATAGTAATACTATTAGTACAGTATCTGGAAATACAAATTTAAATCTTAGTGCAAATGGAACAGGTAGTGTAGTATTTGATAACGCACTTAGTTTTAAAAACCAAACTATAACAAATACTGTTACTGACGGAGTTACTACATTTGCACAAACTGGTAACGGATATGTAAAGTTTAATGGAACTGGCGGATTAGTTATTCCAGTAGGGACATCAGCACAGCGTCCACCAGTAGCAAATACCGAAACAGGAATGATGAGATATAATACTCAAGAACAACGAGTTGAAGTATATTATAATAGTGCGTGGGGATCTGTAGCAGGCTCTGGCGCAGGTATATCAGTAGGTGATGCTGAAAATATTGCATTAGAACTAGTAATAAGTTTAGGATAATAACATGGCAACAACGTTTAGAAACAAAGTAGTAAAAGATATCGGAACCCAAAAGATAGTTGCGTTAGAAACTAACGGCAGCACACGTTCTACTATTATTGGTATTAGTTTAGCAAACACTACTAAGGGCGCAGTAAGTATAAGCATATTAATAGGTGATGATACTAGTAGCGAAGGATACTATATAAAAGATGTAATGCTTCCTCCTAAAGGAAGTTTAAAGCCATTGGGTCCAGCAGAGAAACTAATTTTAGCACCAACTAATACATTATTATTACAATCAAACAAAACTGATTCTGTTGATGCTGTTATAAGTTATGTAGATATTGTATAAGGAAAAATAAATGGCAAATTATGTAGGACAATCACAAGAACAATATTTTATGCAAAACGGAGAACGATTCTTTTACGGATTGCGTAGAACTGACAACGGTGAGTTGTTTATGGGTAGAGTAGATCAACTAGCTCAGGATGACGCGGTTCAAATTAATAAAATTGGTGATCCTATTAACAACTATCCTAATTTTGAACAAGGGCAAGAATTTTACGAAGGTAGAGATTATCAACATAATCTAGTATACGAAAATTTAAATTATGAACAATTTAAGCATGATGACAGAGATATGTTTTATTACATAAATTCAGAAGGTGAATTGTGTGTTAGAGTTAACGAAGATCATACATATGACGATGGTTCGTCGTCGAGCGGAATATAACATGAATAGTAGGAAAAACTAATGGCAGAATTTAATATTGATAGAATTAGGTTTAGATGGAAAAATATCTGGGCTGCATCTACCGTTTATAGAAAAGATGATATTGTACACTATCAAGGTAAAGCATATGTTTGTCTTCTAGGACACACTTCAGATACATCAGTATATAACGGAGTAGCTAATGGATTTTATACAGATTTAAATCATGCTAGTCCTAAATGGGAATTACAATTAGATGGATTTGTGTGGCGCGGCGTTTGGACTGGATCAACATATTATAGTATAGGTGAAATAGTTAAATGGGAAGGATATGTTTACAGATGTATTACTGTACATATTTCAAATGTTGTTGCATCACAAGGTGTACATACGGATTATTCAAAATGGACTCTAGTTGCAACTACAGATAACTGGGTTAATACATGGACAACTAACTTTGCATACGACTTAGGCGATGTAATAACTAATAGAGGTATTACATATCGTTGTATTACAAAGCATCAATCTGCAGCTACAACTCTTTTAGGCTTAGAAACAGATCAAGCTAAGTGGGAAATAGTAACACGATCTGATAACTGGAAAACAGATTGGGCAGTTAGTACACACTATCTAGTTGAAGATGTTATAAGATATAACGGTATTGTATATCGTTGTGTACTAGCACACGTTAGTAATTCATCTGCATCATCAGGATTAGAAGCAGACCAATCAAAATGGTCTACTGTAATCGATGCTATTGAATATAAAAGCACATGGGCAGCGTCAACAAGATACGTAGCAAACGACTTAGTAAAATACGGCGAAACTATATGGAAATGTGTAACTGGTCATACTTCTGCAGCATTATTTAGGACAGACGAAGCTTCTACTTATTGGACAGTATGGCTCCCAGGATTTGGTTACGAATTAGTATGGGCAAGTGCAACAGAATATCAAATTGGCGATATTGTTCTTTATGGTGGATATACTTACACTTGTTTACAAAACAACTTAAACAGTGTACCTAGTGTAAATGGGCTATTGCAAGACACAGGTAATTGGGAATTATTAAAGCAAGGATATAAACATCAAGGCGAATACGTTCATGCTACACAATATTACACAGGTGATGTAGTAAGAAACGGCGGATATGTATATATTTGTATAACAGATTCATCTTCAGAATATCCTGATACATCAGCTAAGTGGCAAATACTTGTTGTAGGACACAGGTGGAAAAGTGATTGGGTTGATAATGTACAATACTACATTGGTGATATTGTAACTTATGACGCTAGTGCATATTATTGTATACAAAGACACACTGGTTCAGAATCAGATAATAGACCAGATTTAGACATACTTAATGAGCACGAAAACTATTGGGAAGTAATGCTACTTGGTATTGACGGCAACGTATTAACAACAGACGGTGATATACGTGTTAGAGATTCCAGCCAAACTGAAAGATTAGCTATTGGTACTCCAGGATCTACATTAAAAACTATCGGCGGCAATAGTATATGGCAAGATTTTGGAACAGTAGCAAAAGTATTTTATGTTGCTCCAAATGGCGTAGATTCTAATACTAGCGGCTCAACAGTAAATGCACCCTTTGCAACAATTAAATATGCATGTGATTATGTTAATGCAGATTGGGCTAATAGAGCTCCTGCAACAATTTTTATCACAGCTGGGGTATATAATGAAATTATACCTATAGCAATTCCTGCATCAACAACACTAGTAGGTGACGAACTAAGAAGTGTTACTATACAACCAAATGTAGGCCTTGAAGCTAATAATATGTTTTACGTTAGTAATGCTGCTGGTGTTAGAAACTTAACACTTCAAGGGCTAGTAGGCACACTAGGAGACCAAAACTCTTACGGAACAAAACGTCCTGTATCGGGTGCATACATAAGTTTAAATCCAGGATCAGGAGTAGCAGATACTAGTGTACATATTACAACTAGATCACCTTATGTACAAAATGTAACAACATTTGGCACTAAATGTGTAGGTATTAAAATTGATGGGGCATTACATAATGCAGGAAATAAATCAATTGTTGCAAACGACTTTACACAGATATTAGATGACGGCATTGGAGCTTGGGCAACAAATAACGGTAGAGCAGAGTTAGTATCTGTTTTTACTTATTATAATCATATTGGTTACTTGTCAGACTCAGGCGGAAAACTACGGGCAACTAATGGTAACAATTCTTACGGTACGTTTGGTTCAGTAGCAGAAGGATTTGATACAGCCGAAACAGCTATTACTGGAGCAGTTACTAACCGAGGCTACGAAGCAACTGCTAATGCACTTACTGATAATGTAAATATGATATTGGGATTAGAATATAAAAATACTGGTACAACATATAGTGCAGCAGGAACTACAGTTACATTCGCAGGCCAAGGTTCAAATGCAACAGCAAGTTATCAAGAAACTAGAGACGATGGTGTTTACGAAGTAAGGCTAACTGACCCAGGTGACTCGAGCGCAGCAGGAGGAAACAACTACCAGTACAAGCTAAACTCTGCACAAGACGGAAGCTTAACTACTCTTACACTAGCAGCTTCTGATACTGATGGTACAAACGCAAAGTATGCAGGATTAAGAGTTTTTATATCTGAAGGTCCGGGAGTAGGACAATACGGATATATTGCTAGTTATAACTCAGCATCAAAAGTAGCACAGATTAGTAGAGAATCAGATAGCGCACCAGGCTGGGATCATATAAATCCAGGATGGCCAATTATAAATGACATGACAACAGCAACAAGGTATAGTTTAGAGCCTAGAGTAACATTTAGTGATCATACACTTGCGGCTACATCGGTTACTGCTCCTAGTAGTACTAACTGGACAGAGGTAGTTTGGTTTCCTGCAGGTAATAGCTATGTTGCATTTACTCAAGGATCTACTGTGTATTCATCTCATTCATCAGACGGAATAACTTGGAGTACACCAGTAACTAGAATAGCTAGCCGCAATGTTACAAAAGTAATATCAGACACTAACGGAAGTAGAATACTTATTTGTACAACTTTGGGTGTGTATAGCTTCAATACAGCAAATTTATCTAATACTAACGTATGTCCAACAATGAGTGCAGCGTTTAGTTCTGCTAACATTCGCGGCGCAGCAATTAAAGAAGGTTCTACAATTTTAGTAACTGGAATAAATTCACATTCACTTTACACAACCACTGACTTAAACGCAGGAACATTTAGAACTGTAACAGGAGCAGCGGCAGGCGGCACACATAACTATAAAAGAGTTGCATTTGGACCAGGAGTTGGGTCTATTGCTACTGGCGGTACCTTTGTTGCTATTAATGAAGGAACGTCAGGTGGTGCTGCTATGAGTGCAGATCTCGGAGCAACATTTTACCAGTTTAATGCCGGAGCAACAGGAAGACTACCAACAGGTTATACTGACATAGTATTTGGTAATGGTAGATTTGTTGCTATTGATCCAGGCGATGCTAGTAGTTTAACAAAAACAGCAATTAGTTTTGATGGCCTAACTTGGTATGAGCATACTATACCTGGCGCAACTGATTATTTAAAAATAGAGTACGGTGGCGGAACATTTATGGCTACTGGTACTGGTACACAAATTGCAAAGTCACAAGACGGAGTTGTGTGGAGAATTACTAGTGATGACAGTACTGACTTTGTTACTACAGAAAGTGCTAGCTGGTCTGCACAAGCATATAGTCCTACACTACAAAAATGGAGTATAGTTGCAAGTAATAATACTAACTGGAATACAGTAACTGGATGGGGCAGTAAACCATTTGCAAGGGCTGTAGTTAAGTCAGAAAAGATTAACGAATTCTTTATGTATGAGTCAGGAAGTCAGTATGCATCAACACCAACAGTTAGTGTATATGATTCTCAGGCAACTGTAAATTCAACACAGATTGCTAGAATTGGTGACGGAGCATTAGGTCAACCTACGTTCCAAAACAGAGGAACAAATTACATCACAGCTACAGCAACAATAGCAGGCGATGGATATGCAGACAGTTACCAAATTGGTTCAACACTTAAATTAACAGGTGTAAGCTTAGTTCCTGGACCAGGAGATAACTTAGTTATTACTGGCATTAATGATGTTAACTATAAAGTCTCTAGTATTGATGCACAATCAGGAAGTGCGCCAAACTATTCGTTAACACTAACAATTACTCCTACACTAGGAAGAGCAGAGTCTCCGGAACACGCTACAGCAGTTACTATTAGACAGCAGTACAGTCAAGTAAGATTAACTGGGCATGATTTCTTAGACATAGGCTCGGGAGATAAAACAGATTCAGATTATCCAAATAGGTATGTTGCAGGTTATGATGCTACTAACGATCCTAAGCAAGAAAATGAAGTTAGGGAAGCAAACGCTGGCAGAGTATTTTATACAAGTACAGACCAAGATGGTAACTTTAGAGTTGGTGAACAATTTAAAGTAGAACAGGATACAGGTATTATTACTATTAATGCTTCGTATTTTACGTTAACTGGCTTGTCACAATTAACATTAGGTGGAATACAAGTTGGCGGAACAGCAGTAATAATTAACGAGTTTTCAAAAGAACCAACATTTATTGCTAACGCCAATAACATTGTTCCAACACAAAAAGCAATAGGAAAATATCTCGAATCGAGAGTATCCGGTGGCAGCAGTAATGCTAACGCTACTAGAGTAGTTGCTGGTACAATACAAATTGATACTAACACTATAACATCTACAGATTCTAGTACAGGAGTTGTTTTTACTGCAAGAATTAACCATACAAAACCAATTAAGGGTAATATGGCTGCTTTGCAATATTTTGCACACGGTAGTCATTGCGGGAATATGATATGATGATAAATATATATAAGTTTTATGGAGTGCTAAATGGCTGAATTTAAGTTAGGTAGAATTAGGTTTATATGGAAAGGAACGTGGACTCTTTCCACAACCTACTATATTGATGACATCGTTAGAAACGGCGGTAATACATATATTTGTGTTAAGGGACATAGTGCTCCAGCACTTTTTTCAACTAGCCAATCAACTTATTGGAATAAGATTTCTGATGGTACTGAATGGAAAGGCGACTGGGGAACCAGTGTACTTTACAAAATTAATGATATTGTAAAGTATGGCGGATATTTATATATTGCTAATGCAGAACATACTTCGGCAGGAAGTGCAACTTCAGGTTTAGAACAAGATGCAGCAAGTTGGGATTTATTTGCTGAGGGATTTGATTATAAAGCAAACTGGGCAATAAGTACTAGATACAAAGTTAATGACATTGCAAAATACAACGGTACAATTTACGTTTGTGTAACCCATCATACTTCTGCAGCGACAGCTGCGCTAGGATTAGAAACCGACCAAGCTAAATGGCATATTTTTTCCGAAGGATTTTACTGGAGAAATAATTGGTCTTCTTCCTCTAGATACACAGTAAATGATATTGTACGCTATGGTGGACAACTATATGTTGCAAACACAGGGCATACTTCTGCAGCAACAGCCGCACTTGGATTAGAAAACGACCAATCAAAGTGGGATTATCTAAACAAAGGTTTAGAGTACAAAGTAGATTGGTCAAGCACTACTAGATATAAAATTAATGACATTGTTAAGTATGGCGGCGGAACATGGATTTGTACAACTTATCATACTAGTCAAGCAACATTTGCTGCTGACGAAAGTAAGTGGGCACAATTTGTTGAAGGTTTAGAATTTGAAGATACATGGAGCGGCACTTCAACGTACCAACCAGGTGACTTTGTTACATACGGTGGGTACTCTTATGTTTCTAAAACAAACAACATAGGACAAGGACACCCGTCTACTAATACATCAGATTGGGATTTATTTACAACTGGATTTAGGCATGCGCAGGATTGGGGCGACGATAGTTCCACAGAAGAATATGTAGTTGGCGATGTAGTAAGACTTGGCGCATTTACATACTTGTGTATACTAGACCATACAGGACAACGACCTCCAGAAAACACATATTGGGAACTTCTAAACGAAGGTTTCAAATGGAAAAATACTTGGGGAACTGCAACACTTTATGACAAAGGCGATTCAATTAGATATGGTGTAAACAGCTATGTTTGTATACTTGCACACACATCAGACACTCCTAAACGCCCAGATAACGATAGCGGCGGAACATATTGGAATGCATTAATTGCAGGCGCTGAATCAGGAAACTTAACAACACAAGGTGACTTAGTTTACTACAGCGGCGCAGGCCCAACGCGACTTCCGATCGGATCCGCTGGACAAGTACTTAAAGTAAATGCAGCCGGTACTGCTCCTGAATGGGGATACTTTGGCGCACTTAATAATGTGTACTATGTACAAAATACTACAGGTGTTGATACACCAGCATCTGACTACGGGCTTACACTAGACCGTCCTTGGAAAACAATTCAATATGCTACACAACAAATCTTAAATGGTGCAGAACGCCCAGCAGCTAAAAGATTATTAACTATTAATAGAAGTTTTGTTGCACAAGATGCTGTAGAATTTGTAGACCACGGTATTGCAAACGTAACAAGTCCTTACACAGCAAGCTTTACATATACAAAAGCAACTTGGTTAGTATTGGCTGGAAGATTAGTTGATGCATTAGCATACGATTTAAGTCACAGTGGAAATGTTCGTACACGGGCATTAACAACAGCTATACATAACGATTCTACTATTACAGGTAAGAAAGTAGAATTTAATGCAATGGTAGCAAGAATGTTAGTTGTTATTGATGCTGTATTAAGTAATGCGGCACCTGCAGCTAATTATCAAACGCTAAACAGTAATATTATAGCTACGCAACAAACAGAAGCAGCACAAGTAGAACTAGCAGACGATTTATCTACAGCTACTAGTTTAGCGACTATTCTTACAGTAGCAGTTACAGCAGGTAGTGTAACCAGTATGACAGCAGCTGTTCTTCCAACTAATTCTCTTTATGTTAAGAGTGGAACATTTGCAGAAACACTGCCAATACTTGTTCCAGCAAATACAGCAATTATTGGAGACGAGTTACGGTCAACTAAAATTACACCAGCAGGTATACAAACAGGGGCAGCTGATGTTCCAAAGAGTATAGCGGCTATTGCAAGATTACAAGTTATTATGAATAGCATTGTTGTAAACAGTGGAATAACAAAAACTTCAGGCAATGCATTAACACAAGTAACAACAAGGCCAGCAGGTAGTTCGGCAGCTGGAACAGCAGCAACAAACTTACTTCAAGAACTGCAAGATTATATTGACTATCGTGTTAACGGTGTTGCAGGCGACTCTACAGTTCCTACTATAAGAGGAACTAATACTCCTGAAACATCAACAGCATATACTTTTGCTGTAGAATGTATCGAAGCAAACAGAGCATTCTTAGTAGCAGAAGTACATGCATATATTGCAGCAACTTATCCAAGTTATACGTATACTATTGCAGCTTGTACAAGAGATGTTAATAGATACTTAGACTCTATCATTTATGATATGATATACACAGGCAACTGGAAAACACTTTCAGGAGCAGAACTTTATGGTAATTCAGTAAGTGGTAGTACAACTAAAAATATGTTCTATATGCGTAATGCTACAGGACTAAGAAATTGTACAGTAAGTGGACTAGCAGGCACACTAGGCAGTGCCAATGCATACGGGACTAAGCGTCCGACAGCAGGTTCATTTGTAAGTCTTGATCCAGGATATGGTCCAGCTGATACAGATGCATGGATTGCTACTAGATCACCTTACGTACAAAATGTAACTACTATTGGCGCAAAATGTATTGGTCTAAAGATTGACGGAGATTTACACGACGGCGGCAACGATAGTATTGTTGCAAACGATTTTACACAAATACTTGATGAAGGCATTGGTGTTTGGGTTACTAACTTAGGTAGAGCAGAACTTGTTAGTGTATTCTCATACTTTGGGCATATTGGGTACTTGGCAGAAAACGGTGGTAAGATCCGTGCAACAAACGGTAACTCATCATATGGTGACTACGGTACTGTTGCTGAAGGAGTTGATGCAACTGAAACAGCAACAACCGGTACAGTTACTAATAGATCAAC